ATCTTCAGGAGCTTCTTTTGAGCTTGTTGCCAAACTTCCGTCTTCCAGCTGGGGCGCAAGAACATCTAAATATTCTCCGACCTCAGCATTTACGAGATACACATAGCCAATTGATGCGACTCCAGCCCTATTTCTAGCGCTAGTAAACGATAGCTTTGTCCAATTTTCATCCTTTAATGTAAAGATGGGCGAAATACCCGAATTATCATTGACTTGCCAATAAGTTTGTAGCTTGACCTTTTGACCTCTTCTGCCTTTGACCCAACAAGACATCGTGTATGTGCCTTGCGAGATATAAAATCCATCTTGAGCAATACCTATTTGGTCTCTAGCATTGCTTGAGGTCAATCGTATCGCTTTATCAAAGCCAGTTACTGGACTGTCTGATACATCAATCGTCTTTGCCGTCCCAGCGCCTGACGGTCTAAAAGTACCTGATGCCCACAATCCTCTGGCTAACATCATGCGCTTTGTACCCCGGATATAATTCCTACCCCCGACCTGCACACTCGCTATCTTACTAGAGAGCTCCTCAGCTGTCTGCGTNTTGTTCTGCGTGTCTGTCTCAAGACTCTTCACAGATTGCCGGATATTTTCAGCAGTCACATTGAGTGAGCTGATATCGGCTTTGGTTCTAAGGCCTTCAGTCAGACGGCTTACACCAGCTTCGAGTGAATCAGCACGCTGTTTAAAGTTGGATTCGACCGCTGAGACACGTTCGTCTTGGTCTTCGTATGCTGGTGACCAGTCACCTGCAAGATTTCCCTCAAAAATGGCAGGGGCGCAGATTTCAACCCATACCCCCTCTTTACCGCCTACTTGAGGGCCATGGCGGCCAATGATGACCGTCTTGGCTTGATCTGTTGCGGTTTGGGTCCATTTAACCCAGCACAACTGCCAGTCTGTCGAGAGACGGATAATAGACAAGCCATCTGACGACCTTGACTTATATCCGCTGCTGTTTTCTGATGATACAACCGTGTTAGGATTGTAAAAATGACAGCGCACAGGATAGTCATTTTCACTGGCTCGTGCATAAAAGATAGCTATATACTCTGTCCCAGCCGTTGGTATAACGGTTCTTTCCACATAGCTATCCTGATATCTAGTTGCTCCTGCGACTGTTCTGATAACTTTAAAACCATTATATTCACTAACCGGCTTGTATCTCGCAAGCTCTTTTGTGCCTTTCAGCAGATTTCTGCGCCCTAAGTGCACACTCGCTATCTTACTAGAGAGCTCCTCAGCTGTCTGCGTGAGTTCTGACTTGCTGGCTTTATCCTTGGTTGCGTTCAGGATTTCCTGACGGATAGAGCCGGCTCGCACCTCAAATTCAGCCTGACTCAACTTCTGATTTAGCTTGTTCTGCGTATCTGTCTCAAGGCTCTTCACAGATTGCCGGATATTTTCAGCAGTCACATTGAGTGAGCTGATATCGGCTTTAGTTCTAAACCCTTCAGTCAGACGGCTTACACCAGCGTCGAGTGAATCAGCACGCTGCTTAAAGTTGGATTCGACTACTGAGACACGGTCTTCTTGGTCTTCATACGCTGGTTGATAGGCTGGAAAATAATTACCAACCGATAACATAGCGTTCTCAATGACGACCTGCAGACCAGCAGGAAATCCATAATTAGTACCAAAACGAATGAACACATTATTAGTCTGATAGTCCTCAGAAGAACTAGACAAGTCAATCGTAAACTCAAAATGTTGGCGTTCGACAGTTCCACCTTTAAAAATTAAGTTTCTGTAGGCATACCATGGATGAGCACTAAAATGCACCATAGCAGGCATGTCATTTACTAGGGCGACAGGGAAAGTCACATCAAAAGATATGCGAACATAATCACGCTTGAACCTGTCACTGTTCTTCCAGAAATCAGGAACTATGAATGTTCGATAGTCGTATACCGCTTGACCTCCTGTTGTGAACGTTCTTGAACGTGAATTCCTGAAGTAATTCCGTGAACTACCTGCCTGCACACTCGCAATCCGACTAGCCAGCTCCTCAGCTGTTTGCGTGAGTTCTGACTTGCTGGCTTTACCATTGGCCAAGTTGGTCAGTTCTGACAGTCTACGAGTCGTCGTCTCCTCATACGTCGCTTGCGCTGACTTCACGCCAGACAGTTCATTCTTAGTCCGACTAAGTACTTCAACTTGCTTGGCAATCTCAGCTTCAGCCTGTGCTTGCTTCGGTCGAATATCGTTTGCGATAGTTCGTTTTAGAACATCCAAGTCACCTGACAAAGCCGTCTGAGCGCTCGTAGTCTGCGACTTAAACGCTTCAAGTCTAGCAACAGAATCCAGCTCAATCCGCTTAGCTTCCTGTGCAAGTAGGGTACTTGCGCCAGACAGTTCATTCTTAGTCCGGCTAAGTGCTTCAACTTGCTTGGCAATCTCAGCTTCAGCCTGTGCTTGCTTCGGTCGAATATCGTTTGCGATAGTTCGTTTTAGAACATCCAAGTCACCTGACAAAGCCGTCTGAGCGCTCGTAGTCTGCGACTTAAACGCTTCAAGTCTAGCAACAGAATCCAGCTCAATCCGCTTAGCTTCCTGTGCAAGCAGGGTACTTGCGCCAGACAGTTCTTTTTTGGTCTGAACAAGTGCTTCAACTTGCTTGGCAATCTCAGCTTCAACCTGTGCTTGCTTCGGTCGAATATCATTCACGATAGTCCGTTTCAGAGCGTCCAAGTCACCCGACAGAGCCGTTTGTGCGCTCGTAGTCTGCGACTTAAACGCTTCAAGTCTAGCGACAGAATCCAGCCCAATCCGCTTGGATTCCTGAGCAAGAGAACTACTTGCGCCAGCATTTCGCAAAGCTTCCTCAGCCTTGCGCTTAGCTTCTTTCAATGGCCCGTTGTCAAAGCTATTAAAGCGCTGATTGATAGTGTCAGACAGTTCTTGCTTGACTTCTTCCGCTTTGGCCTTGGCAAGTTCGATGGCATCCGTGATGGTTTTCTCACGCTTGGCAAACTCAGCGTCAAACGCACGGTCAGCGTTGGCAATTTCCTTTTTCAAACGTTCATCAAAAATCTGATGCAGATTTCGGCTTTCATTCAAAACAGCATCGTTTACAATCCCACCGATTGCATTCGCAAGACTGGACTGGAAGGTTCCAAATCCAATTGTCTTCAAGTGTTTTGCCATTGGCGAATAGGTGTATTTGGTGATTTTCTTACGAACATCAAGACCATACCACTCATGGTAGATACTGGCCACATCGAACATCTGCACCGCAACATCACTCTGGCCGACAACCGATATTTCAAGGTTATCTTCCAACATGTCGCACATACTTGTCCGAAAATACTGCTTACCGTATTCAATCAAGCTAGCTTGGTCTTTGACATTCTGATCATTGACCTCAACAACTGCTTCATAGATTTGGCTGTAGTTCCCAAGTAAGGGGCTGTCAATCACCACTACATAATCAACGTCAGGCGCCTTTTCTCCCTCTCCCTTAACAGTCGTTTTAAAGGTTATCCGAGTTTTTAAAGACTTCGTTGAGGTCTTGTGCTGGTAGCTGGACAGGTTTTTCTTGTACATAAAAAGCGATTCATTCTCAGAACCGCCATTTTTCAACAAGCGTAAATTGTAGCCATTTCGCACCATATCTCCGCCCCACTGACCAAGGATAGAATGCTTGTCTTTAGCCAAGACCTCCATAGCATTCTTGTCCTTGATATTGAGCGTATGCCTATCATCAATATCAGAGAAGAAAGAAAAAGGATTGGCTCTGGTAATACTACCAGCAAAAGCACTCAACACCCTTGTACCACTGACACGATCAACCTCGATAGAGCTGACGATGTAGTTATTTAACAGGCTGATAACCTGATTGGCATAGACTTGGATATATCCTTGTTGCTTTTCAACCTCAAAAATATAAAAATCCTGCTCGCCATGCAGGTCATCTGCAGTCAAGAAAGTTTCCTCTTTCAGTAATTCCCACTTGGGATCCGATGTAGGAAAACGAAAGGTCAGTTGATAGGTATTGTTTCGTTCCTGAACAATTTCGTCATTGTAGGCCTCATTTAAAGGCGTATTGCCTTCAGTAAGATAAATCATAAGATATACCTCCAATTCGGCCGAACCGTGACCTTGCGAACCGAACCAGTAAAGACCAGACTGTTATTACCAACTGCCAACTCAAAGAAGCCTCCACGTTTACGTAAAGTATTTTGAACCGCGCCATCTGCATTATAGATATTCTGTTTCTTATGCCTACAATCAATGGTCACTTTTCGTCTAACGGTCAAGTGCATAGTTGTCCTTCCGATAGTCAAAGAAATATCACCGTCTCCCTCAATCTCAATCACAGGCTCGCTATAGACAGAGCCTGGATTGTTGATATTTCCACTTGCGGTAAAGATAAGAGGAGCAACATTTTTCTGATAACGGAACGGTTGCATGTTCAACTTGATTTCTAGTTTCCAGGCATGCATCCCATGAGGGCTATAGGTTGCACCAATAAAATCCGCATAAAATACAGACCCCAACTGGTAGCTAAATTCTAGCACATTGTCCTTAGGCTGAAATTTCTCCACGATAGTAGAAACATCCAGTAACTTAGGAATATAGAACGAAAAAGTCCGTTCATAACTCTCATAGCCACCATCCAGCACTCGATAACTTCCGTTGGCTCCGTAGAGGTTAGCATCTTCAACCACCCTAGGTTTAGCTGCCTCCACCTGACCAAAATCCGTCACCACGCAGTGAGGGATAGTTGATGTATTAAACCCATTGATAATCATATAAAACATTACATTCCCTCCCTGGCGTAAATTGCACCTTGACGTTGGTAGACGCTCATTGAAATTTTATCAGCGTCTAGGTAAGTATCTGACGGCTTTTCAAGGATAGCAGTAAGGATTTTCTCCATACTTGCTCTCAGAATCGCTATCTCAGACACGGTTTGACTGTCTTTCGCCTCGATTTGAGCGCTTGGCATGGCCAAACTTGCTTCAATATTTTTGGCAATAGTCGGTGTTCCACTCAAGCCAAAATCATCGTTTGAAAATGCGTTTGAAATTTCGCCAGCCATTCCACTGACAGATTTCTTAACATCTTTGAAACGGTCCTGCAACCCTCTATCCAAACCTTGCATAATCGCATTACCAGCAGGAATCAAGAGCTTGCGGTCATACTCAATCGGACCTTTGTGGTCACGAATCCAACTAGCAATACCACCAACGAAGTCAGTTACTGCTCCCCAAGCAGACTTCAAACCGCCTAGGAATCCATCAAGGATAGCCTTACCTGCTGACCATAGGTCAATGTTTCGAATGCCATCAAAGATACTCGTAACATTACTTACAAGGTCACGAACACCTTGTTTCATGCTTTCCCATGCATTTTTAGCTCCTTGTACAAGTCCGTCAATCAGACCTAAGACGGTTGATTTCAAACCTTCCCAAGCACTGCTTGCTACAGATTTGATTGTATTCCAGATATTAGATAATATTTGAGCAAAACTATCAAAGATAGCTTTACCTGCAGCAGACAACCCTTTCCAAATTGTACTAAGAGCGGTAGAAAAGTTTTCAAAAATAGCAATACCATAACCTACGATAACATCCACGACTCCAGAGAAGTATGTTTTAATCCCTTCCCAAATCATAGAGATACTATTTTTAATCCCTTTCCAGATTAGAGAAAGATCAGCCCCCAGCTGGTTAAAGTTCCCTGTCACAAGGTTGATGATGATGAGAATAGCACCCAAGAAAATAGACTTGATGAATTCCCAAACGCCTTGGAAAATCATCTTAATCCCTTCCCAAATTTGGGTAAGACCATCTGAAATATTGTTCCAAATATTCATGAATCCATCAATGAACGGTTGAACAATAGCCATCACTGCTGTTGTGATAGCTGTCCATGCCACAGATGCAGCTTCTTGAATCCTTACCCACAAGTCAGAAAAGAATGTTACAACAGCATTCCAGGCTGTAACAACTCCATCCCACAATGTGCTAGCACCTTCAGAGATGCCAGACCAAAGGTTTACAAAGAAATCAGCAATCCCCTGCCAAGCCTGTTTGAGCCAAGCTACAAAAGATGACCAGATTTGTCTACCTGTTTCAGTTTGAGTGAAGAAATAAACCAAACCTGCAGTTAGTCCTGCAATCGCTGCGATGGCAATTCCAATAGGATTGGCACTCATTACAGTAAATAGACCCGTGACTGCTGTTTTAATTGTCGTTAAGACAGCAGGTATTCCAGATAGCAATCCCGAGACTGTCGAAAATGCTTTAAACGCTAAAAATGCAGAACCAAGAGCGGTAACGATACTACCCATGATACTTCCTAGACCTTCACCAAAGATTCCACTGAAAACACCCTTTATCCCTCCCAAAATAAGGATAGGAATTTGTTTCAGAATATTTCCAATCATTGGAATTAGGTTTCCGAAAAGAAATGTTGATGTCGTTTCCATCAAAGCTTGTAGTGCAGGTTGAATATCTTCACCTAAAGACAACTTTCCAAGCACATTCTGAGCAGCTGATTTCATCGATTCAAATGAACCTGTAAATGTAGTTGCTGCCTCTCTAGCTGTCGTACCAGTGATGTCCAAATTCTCTTGTATAGTGTGAATGGCGCTATAAACGTCTGATAGATTATTGATGTCATATTTAACACCTGTCAATTTTTCAGCATCCGCCAAAAGTCGTTGCATTTCTTGCTTCGTACCACCATAACCCAATTTAAGGTTGTCTAGCATCGTATAATTTTGCTTGGCAAAACCTTGATAAGCCAGTTGAATACTTTCCATAGATGTCCCCATCTTATTGGCATTATCCGACATATCAATCATGGCCATGTTAGCTGTTTCTGCTGCTTTATCTGTATCTCCACCAAGAGATTGTAGCAAGCTTGCTGAGAAACCTGTAACATTTTCCATATAGGCATTGGCTGAGAGACCTGTTGTCTTGTAAGCCTCGTTCGCAAATCCTTTGACCTTATCAGCTGAGTCTTTAAATAAGGTTTCAACCCCTCCAAGAGATTGTTGAAGTGCTGCCCCTTCGTTTATCGATGCTCCGATTGCTTTACCAATTCCAGCTGCAGCAATAACTCCTGAAACAGCCCCCATCATTTTAGATCCGAGGGATTCGCCTGCGCTAACGCCAGCTGAGGCAACTTCACCACCCATTTCCTTTTGAATCATGCCACTAATGCCTTTAGCAGATGGAATGATTTGTACATAGGCTTTTCCTAATTCGGTCGCCACTAATCCTCACCTCCTGTTTTTGCAAGCAAAGCCTTGCGATAGTTTTCAAAGTCCTCACCAGATTCAAAGACGAGATAATCCCTTTCATCTCCCTCTTCTTTGTTATTCTTTGTAAGTAATTCAGCAATTGATGCAGGACGATTAACACCCTTTTGCCCATCTTTTGTTTTCAACCACAAAGAAAGAGACAGTCTGTCTACGATACTTGCAAGTAACGTCGTTTCAAGAGGGACGATTTGGTCAGACATCATCTGCTTTATCCGCGAATCATCACGCAACCCATACGCAAAAACAGCCACCTGATTTAAAGGTAGCTGTTTATAGTCGTATATTTGGTAGGTTTCCGCTAAATCACAGATAAGAGCATCCTCGTCTAAGGCAATCATCTGAGCAAGGACTAAGATTTTTTTAGGTCTTTGTTGGACTCAAAGATACTCTTGATATCTGCGAACAGTACCTCAGTATCGATGAAGTCGTCTCCATCATCTAAATGAGATAAAAACTCTTCCGCTTGTTTTTTACCAAAGAGAAGATTCAGCAATTTTTCAGCAGCTTCAAAATCCCCCTTCTCCATTTTGGAAGCTTCGCGCATGAGATAAAAGTTTCTCAATCGTTTTTTAGGGATTTTGTACTCAAACCCTGACTCTGTTTTTCCTTTTAAGATTTCTTCCATTTATTTTACGCTCCTTGAATGTATTCGTAGTGAGTGTTTTCACTGTTGTCTGGTAATGCAGTGATCGTCAATTCATAGCCGATAGGTTCGCCGTCTTTATAGCTGATTTCGCCAATTTCGCTAACCTTACCACGAGGAATGACAACGCGTTTCACATAGCCATTTTTCAGCAAAGTATCAATAACCAAGCAATGTTCTGGCAACTCTTTACCGTTGGCTTTTACAGTGATACCTGTTTCAAGCGTTCCTGAGACGTTATCTGGTCCATAGACTTCTTTCAAGACTTCAATGTTCAGACCTTCAATTAATTTGTATTTGAAGGTATCTTTCTTTTCAGTTTGAGAAGACAAGACTGTTTGTCCACCCCACGCTTTGATTGCTTTGCTTTCTGGCGAGTTCGCATTGGTCAATCCATCATCTGAAATGTACCCTAGCGTTTCAAATGCTGCATCCAAATCTGTTTTGGCATTCGTTGGAAGAGTTGTTCCAGCTGGAGCAGTAGAAACTGCCCCTCCAATTTTCGGCTTAGCAGCCGTTACATTTGATGCTGATGCAGTCGTCATATTCTTTCCTCCTGTTGATTCTGTATTTTGTCTTCTTGCTTCTGTCGTCAAAACTACACCTCCTTTTTAAAAATAATTAATGTCATATACCGCTTGATAGCGATATTGCTTCGTTTCCGTGTCTGTAAAGTTGTAGTCACTATTGTGATGCACACCGCTGACTTCGTTGACCGTGATGAGATCCTCAACTACTTTCTTGACTTTCTCATTCAGCTCAGCAGCCTTTTGAAGTGATGGTGCATAACTTTGAAAAGCGAATGTAGCGGAATGAACGTAGTCGCTTCCACCACTTCCAGTCTTTTCTAAAATGACATAACTCTCAGGCATATTCGGTTTATGTTCAAAAAAAGACGGTACATCTAACTGTCCGTCCAAAAATTTCTTTATAACTAATTCGATCATCTCATAGCCTTCAGTAAAATATTATGTTTTTTATTTCTAGCCATGCTCTTGATATCAGTCGTACTAATCTTTGCATTGGCACGCTTTTGCCCTGGCGATACAGTCAATTCAAACCCCTCACCAGCTCTTTCAGCAATCCCTTGCCCTTTCTCCCTCAAAATACCCTGCATTTCGGAAGAACGTAGCAAGGCAGACACCCCAGCCGAGTTCAATTGAAATTTCATATTACTCATAAACTTCAACCATGACCTTTCTATTCCAAGATAATGGAATCATTGACTCAATCCCCTCTTGAGGGATGCCAATCGTCCGCCATTTACGACCAAAAAACTTGACCTCACGGTTCTCCCACTTATTAGTATCCCCTTTAGGAATACCGAGTGTATATTCCGCCTTCTTCCCAGTCAAGTTCATTTGATTGATGACGTCCTCTGATGAAGTTGGGGCAACCAATACATTTTGAACCTCAATCTCAACATCACGATGAATTGGATGACCGAAATCGTCATTACCAATTTCCACCTTGTCCACTAAAATGACAGGGATTCCTTTTAGGTAGGTCATAAATCTCAATCGCTCCATATCGTTGTTTTTTCTTCAAACCAAGCCTTTTAAGTTCGGTATCTTTGATAAAGAGACCCCCTCCAGGCACAAGGTAAGAACCACTAAACGAATAACCCAAGGCACTTTCAGAAACCTGAGTCATCGGTTCATGGTCTGTTGAGGTCATGAGGGTTCGTGCTACGATATCAACCGTGACAGACTTGGCAACACTAGCGAATGACACGCTTTCCGCTACCATGTCGTCAAGGTCTTTACCGACTTTTTCAGCTTCAACTCGCAAAGAATTAGATACAACGTCCAACAAAGCCTCTGCCCTTGCACGCTCATCAAATTTCAACGAGCGCCACAACAATTCCAAGTCTTCAATCTTTGCAAAATTTTCCATAGCTTAACCCTTGTTTTCCTCGTACAAGGCTACCAAATCGGATTTTTTTGAACCCTTATCGTAATCAACGCCCAATTCATCCAAACTAGACTTCAATTCCGCTACTGTCAAATCCGCTCCGCTTGGTGCTGTATCTTCCACAGGCACCCAATCTCCGCCAAGAACACTCTCAGCGGAGATAATCACGCCCGTTTTCGTATCACGGTATAAAGCCATAAAATTTACGCTTTCACACGAGCGAAGGCATCTTCATCAAGGATACCCCAACCGATAAAGGCTTCTGCGCGCAAACAGATTTCATTGTAGGCTTTAAGGTCACGACCTGCACCGTCTGGATCACCAAATTCAATGATTTCCATCGGAATATTTTCAGAGTATCCCCACTTGAAGCGGTTTTGGAAATCCCCTACAATAGCGTGGTCTGTTTCAGCACTACCACCAGTTACAGTAAGGTTCTTGTTGATATCTGATTTCATTCCATAGAACGAGTCTGGATTTTGACCAAAACGGAACTCAGGATAAACAGCACGTTTATCAGCGTCTTTTAGTTTACCTAATGCGTGACCTGCTGTTGGTGACAAGGCAATACCTGTTACCTCGCAACCACGGGCAATAACCTGTTGTACTGCATCTTCAAGGTTTTCATCAATTTTTGCTTCATCATACGTCACGACACTTCCGCTAATCACACCATCAAATGAGTTGGTTGCACGGAAAGAAGCGTCCGTCATTGTTTTTGGTTCCAAACCATGAAGAGCAGCAAGGTCAAAGGCTTCTGCAATCTTCTTAGCAAAACCGTCCATATAAGCTGACAAGAAGTTCATTTGTTTTTCTTCTGAGGCATATTTGAACTCATCTGTCATACGAGCTTGATAAACAAATTTAAGCGGTTTGATAACTTTTGAAGTCAATTTCGCTTTATTTCCAAGTTTTTGCTCACCCTCGCCAACGATTTGAGCGTTTCCTTCAAGGTTGAAGATAAATTGCTCCACCCCATTAAATGGAATTGGAGTTTGTGCTGACAATTTAGCCAGTACAGATTTTCCCTGTACCTTGCTAATCAATTCTGTTACTAGTTCTGGTTTAAAAAGTGTTCCAGCTTTCATTGCATTATCTGCCATAAATTCTATTCTCCTTTTGGTTGTAATTCACGAAGCATTTGCTTCATTTGCATAGTCTTGTCATCACCGATAGGGGGCTCAGTATCTCTTAGCGGTGCTTGATGTGTCGCTGGACGCATGAAACCAGCTAGACGCTCAGCGTCAGCCTTTAATGCCTCTTCGTCAGCGCCTTGAAGACGGTCAGCCAAGTCATAAGGCAAGCCATTTTGTAAAGCGATACGAGTTCGCAAGCTAGCAGTTTCATAATTGCTCACTTGCCCCTGCAATTCAGTAATTTGAGCGTCTAATTCTGCTCTGGTTTGCTTGTTATCTTCAACAGTAGACTTCAAAGCACTGTTTTCAGTTTCAAGCTCTGAAACACGTTTTTTAAGATCATCATAATCACCGAATTTTTCACGCTCACGTCTGATACGTTCCTTCACGATGTTATCTAGCTCTTCCTGTGTTTCAATCGTTTTAAATTCAGACATCTTCATGTCTCCTTTCTCCTGCTTTCCCGGCAGTTCGGTAATTTTTTAGGCATCAAAAAAAGCAGTCTCTCAACCGCTCCTCTTAATAACTGATTTTTTGCTTTTTCTTAGGCTTAGTTGTCACACAAGCCCAATGCGCAAGCAAGGCGCTATCCATCAAAGAAATATCCATATCCGCAAAATGCGAACGATAGCCAAACCCACCGTTTGAACCGATATTCCGCTTCTCACAGTTGGTTGTGATTTTCTTCAAAGACGGTTGACCAGCATGGCACAAAGTCTTTTGATAAATCCCTTGTTCCCACATAGAGTTAGCCACGATGATTTCCTTGACCGTAGGCAATATCACGCTCTTCATGCGTTCCTTTTTTAACTCTTCATCAAGGATTTTCTGACCGCTTGCCCCATCGACTACGATAGTAGCCACATCGGCACGCTTGACAAAATCCAAGATCCAGTCATTCCCATTACGGACAGACTGACAGTCAATCGTCTCAACAAAAATCCGCTCATCTACCGTACGAACAGCAATACTTAATGCCACGTTTGCGCCATCTTGCCCATATTTGACTCCGACAAACAACTTACCTGATAAATCAGGCATAGAGTCAACACACAACTCATTCCATTCCGTTTCCGAAATAGCAGATTTCTGGTTGTATTCAGGCCAATAACCCAAACGTTGCACGTTATGGTCTAACTTATCGTCACCAAGCTCAGCTTCTATCTTACGCTCATTCAAATGGTAACCCATAGAGGGATTGGAATTATACCAGGCTTCAACATCATCAATCTCTTTTTCTTCAGAGACCGACCATTCCGCCCAACCTGAGTATTTTCCTTTCCCAAACAGGCAAGTCTTACGGTAATTTGTGAATACCGTCCCATTTGAAACAGGTGTAGGAGGTGTCCCACACATGATTGTGATTGGATTGCTACTATCCGTTACCGTATATTTCAAGGTTGATTCCTGCTCAGTCGTATATTCCTGAGCCTCATCAATTACAAGAAGGTCAAAACCTTCCCCCAAACCACCATTGGATGTTCTGGTACGAAATTGTACAATCCCACCGCCGTCAAACAGTTCAATCCGCTCTTGTCCCTTGGCTCGTATAGAGCTAAAGTGCTCACCGTCCACATACCCCATTTTTTCAAGGTAACGTTTCACCTTTTCAAAAGAGGAATGAGAGGTGGATATTCTATGAGCCGTGTGTAGGATGTTTAGTCCATTATGCAGGCCCCAAAGTTCAAAAAGGTACAAGAGTTCGGACTTCCCATTACGACGAGGAATAGAGTAGCCAAATTTTTGATGCACCCACAAACCATTCTTGTCAACCGCCATGATAGAGGTCAACAAGTTGACTTGCCAAGCGTAGCAAGAAAGACCTGTCCGCTCGTAGATTTCTACCGCTTCTTTCGCCTTAGAATGTTTCTTGACGTACTTTAAAATTACCGATTGAGTAGGATTCTGATTGCCAAGTTTCTTTCTAGCCATCCACTGCTCCTTTCAATCGTACCGCATGATAACCCTATCGCTGGGATAATTTAATTGATTACGTTTAAAATATAGTTTTTAGCAACATCTAGCATTCCCAATGCCTGCAAACTACTATCCCAGCTATAGCCAAGATTTATCTCACCATCTTTATCCAAAGAAACTACCAATACCGAAGTATAGTTATGACTAGCCTCAAGATTTTCCTCCAAAATTTCTTTCACGGAAGCACCACGCTCCAGACTAGACTTTTTCTCTGAAAAATCAATCGTGTTTCCCATTGTTACTCCTTTCTAAGCATAATAAAAGCACCCTTGCGAGTGCTCTAACATATTATTTTCTATCTGAAAAGAAATCTTCCCAAAATGGATTTTCTTTATCAAAGATTTCAATCTCCTCAGAAGTCATGTTTTGAGGATAATCTTCAAAAAGGTTATAGAACTTCTTTTTATCAAATGTGATAAGCATCAATCCTTTGGCATACCATGAAGTATCAACCCACCAAGTTTTATCATCATCGTTTTCCTTGTAACAATACTCTGACCAATTCACTTCTTCGTAATCACTTTTCATGTCCTGTAATACCTTTCATTTGTTTAGATTCAGCTGTGTTAAGGAAACTCAATATGTTATGAAATTCAGGGTTGTCTTTTAATGAATTTGCATCAATAAGATAGCTATCTACATCATATTTATGTCCCCTTACAGCATGAGATTTCTTAGCCTTAAATCTTTTTTTCAAAACAGTGTCATCAAATGGCTTAAACCCATTTACAAATTTTGATTGAAGCTCCAAATATTCAACTAGATTATCATTTTTCCTAATGATTGCAGCATGTCTACCTGTTGCCAAATAGTATTCTTTGCCATTTTCTGCCTTTTCCAACAATTCTTTGACCGCTTTGAAGTCATTTGTGTTTTTGGCTACATGCATCTTAACACCTGGAAGGCTTCCAATCATATTGATTTTATCAATACTACCAAAAAAAACGCAACTCTTTCCACCTCTAAAATCTAGAACTGTATATCCCGCTTTATTTCCTATGTAAGCAAATGCTAAGGATGAACAAGACCCTTTCGTCTTATCTCCACCACTAATCGCTTGAATAATTTCTTCTTCAGTTAATTTTTTAAGGCTTTTCGTTATAGGGTTTGAAGTTATACCTATTTGAAGAGCAAGCTTTCTAACCTGACTGACTTCAGATTGTATTCCGATGTTCTTTCTTGCTTCTATTTTATCACTTTTACTCCACGCCTTACTCCAAACATTTTGGACCTTTCCACTTTTAGGATCATAATCAACAGTGCATCTACAACGTTGATGTCTTCGATAAATATCCTTTGGAACTCTTGGGTATTTGTAAGTACCTTGAACCTCCTGACACCATTCACAACAGTGATAAGCTGATTTTCTTACAATCTCAGGTTGCAATCCAGATTTATGTTGAAACTCCGCATTTTTCTGGATGCTATCATCAATTATTGATTGAGTAAAATTCACAACAGGTTCTTCTAATAGCCAACGAACATCATCAAAACTTTCCTCACTGGCTAAACGATTAACCAGACCATCAATTCGGTCTTGATTCAATTCAGGAACCTGAGCAGTTAACCCAATTTTAGCCTCAGAGTTCAAATTCTTCTGAACTTGCTCAGTATAATCACTCACAAGCTCGTAATTTCGCTCCAGAACGTCCGTCAGCACACGTTGAGCGATATTGTAATACATTTTACCGTCTGGTAGCGTTTCGTTCGTTAGAGAGGCTCCCAGAGCCTTAGAAAGTATCTCCCCAATTTCAATAGCATATTGATTAGCGTCCAAATAACTTGCCTTGCTGTGTTGTAGTTTAGACAGCAAGTCTTTCAAGACCTCGCTGTCTAGCCTAGCACCTTCAAACTCAGACTTGATTTTCTTGAGCAGGCTCGGAACGATATCCTCAACCATCTGCAGCCTCCTTCACAATTAATTCAGTCTTATTAATCATAGCTTCCGCTTCTTGCTTACTCATTCCAGTTGAGGTTAGTAAGAGTATTCCGTTTTCTTTTGAAAGTACCCCTTTTTGATAGTTACTCAGTAGAGAGGTAATCTCATATGTAGAAATGATTCTATTTTTTTGCTTATCCTCTGAGTTAGTACTTTTTTGTTCTACTTCCTCAATTTTCGGAGTAGCGTTCATATCGCCTTTGATTCCAGTCAAGTCACGGATGGTCTCAGCATCCATATATCCAGGCACCGCTTGATTCAGTTTGATAACACCATCACCAATCAAGGTCAACATGTTAGCGTCCGCCTCAAACAAAGGCTCCCACTTCACGACCGTTTTATTGAACTGTTTCCTCAAATACGGAAACTCATCACGTAAACAAGTAGCCACATAAGCCACATTCAGCAAACCAGAGCCCAAAGAGCGCTGAGCCTTCCGACCAGCTAACCGCAAGTTCTCATGACTAGCCTTGATAGCTTCAACAGATGACGGATTGTCAGAAACAAAACCAAGATCATCCAAGGTCAAACCCATCTCCCCAGCAAAACCAGCGGCTGCAGTCCGTAACTGCTCAGTAAAAGGAGACATGCTGGATGTGGTGAATTGCCCCACATTCGGCTTGTCCCCTTCATCATCTTTGGTAAAAGTCAGCAAGCTAGATACAGTCGCTTTCCAAGTATCAATCGCCTCAGCATCTTGACTCAATCCCAACACATACTTCTGAGGGAATGAATAGAACTCAGCAGTCACATCTGAGCGCTCAAGCGTTCGTTTAGCATATCTCTGATAGTACATCCCAGCTCTAGTAATTCGTGACCGACCAAACGGACGGACAGCATCAGGTCTATGAATGACTGGCACCAGCAAAGGAACACCCGTTGGATTTCCGATTGCAAACGGCTTTCCATCTTTAGGATAGAACCAAGTCACATCACTAGTAAAATAAGCCTCAAGCACGGCATAACCATTGTCATCCCTTTTCAAAACGGCATAGCCCTCTGTCAGCAAGCCAGTGATAGGATCCAGAACACCAGTTGCATTGCTTGCCTCAATAACCTGCAACCGAGGAGCGTCATCATCGTCCCCTTGCGAGATGTAGACAAAACAACACGACCCAATCAATGCTGAAAGGATCGCGCTATCAAAGAATACATCTGGATTGTTCTGAGCAAAGATTTCATTCGCTCCAAATTCGTCATTGGCAAACTCACGAAATACCAAACGATCTGCTAGACTGTCAACACCCTTAGCAGCCCAACCTAAGACCGCCCGATATTGTTGCCTGATTTGAGGTGGTATCGTAATACCAACATCTATGTCATTGTATTGCATAGCATACTGTTTGTATCTAGTATCTACACCCATTTTGTAATTGGCTAGCTTCTTCCTGAGATAGCCCATACCTTTCAATGTCATTTTATACAACTACCTTTCATTTCCCGCGAGAAAAAATGTACAGTGACGGTGTGAAGCCCTGAAGCACCGAGGGGGAGGGGGTCATCCCCCCACCTTGGCAGGAACACTCGTCCTTTTTTTTAATCACGTTTATTTTTTTAACCCTTATACTTAAACCAATCTGTACTTTGTGGTAAGTTCCTATTACCAATGACCTTTGTTCCGTTTGTCTTCTCATCAGCATATAGCTTGTCAGACTTCTGTCTATTGCATTGCCAATGCGCCAACTGCAAGTTAGCAATGTCAGATGGATGTCCGTTCTTATTTACTGGAACGATGTGGTCAATGACTGGACTTAATGGATGAGGATATCTCAGGTCTTTGTCTACAGGCTGGCCACATATCCCACAAGTGTTTCTTGTCTTTAAGATAATCTTCTTATTCTTCTCAAAGGCTACTCTATGGGGTCCACTACGGTCCGCTCGGAGGGGGTTGGTATTCATCTAGGGAGGGAGTCCTTTCTTTTTAATGGAGGGGGTTGGTATTCTCAAATGTACCCCTCGATATCTTTCAAAGTAGGGGTGTTTTTAGTGCACCCACCCCCTCTTGTATTTAACATATCTTATATTCTGTTAAATAAAATTAAACAACTTCAAAGTCAAGAGTATCAAGGCTTCTACCATATTTTTCTAAAAACTAATTTACATTTTCTCATTATGTAAAATAGATAGGCTATTTAGTAATCAAATGATAGTATACTCTGGTCAAGTTCGTCTTGACTATAACCGATATATCCTAGTGTGATGTCTGGTGTGGAATGATTGAATATCTTTTGTAGGATAGCTACATTACTATTCTTTTTGTAATGATGATATCCAAATGTCTTCCTCATCGAATGAGTTCCTATATGATTCAAACCTACATATTTAGCTGCATCTTGAAGTATTTGATAGACTGCTACTCTTCCAATGTGTGTGATACGAACACCATCTGTTCTCTTTTTCTTTTTACTTGGAAAGAGATAGTCGTACTCTGCTAACTGATTATCTTTAATGTATCGATTGATTTCTTTTCTGAGAGGGGGGCTGATTGGAAAATACCTTATCTTACCAGTCTTCTTCTCTTTTAGTTCAATCCTATCAGCAATTACTTGCTTGACTTGAAGAGGTACTATGTCGCTCACTCTTAAACCAGAGTAGATTCCAAACATGAATAAAACATAGTTTCTATCACTTTTGTTTTTCAAGTAATCTTTGATTCGTTCTATATCGTCTAAATCACGAATTGGTTCTACTTTCTTCATGTACCTCTCCTTTCCTACATAAAAAGCCACTGGTCGTGGCATTGAATATGACAGTAGCTGGAATTGAACCAGCTGGTCTAGCAGTAAAACGCACGTTTGGTAAAAGTTTCACGGAGACCCAAACAACCTGCTAACCTGTCCTTACTGTCTAAGAGGCTGAAGCCTCTATATTTTTAGGAGTCCTCATGACTGTACGTTGCCCAATCATTGGATAATACTATTTTAGCACCTTTTTCCGCTCCAATTCTCCCAAGATTTTCCCAGATTTTTCCCAAGATTTTCCCAGAAATCACTTATAAACTAAAAGGTTGCTCGCTTGATAAGACTCCGCGAACTCTAGTAGAGCTTTGTTCAATATCCGATAATACTCACTAGATGAGTAGCCTAGTTCTGAATAAATGCTGTAGTCTTCCCTCCTTTTCTTCCTGCAATATCGTTCGATTAGGATACGTGTGTATTCCATATCAGAAAGATTGTTGATTGCTTTAGCGATTAGTTCTAAATCCTGCTGAGCTGACACTCTACGCACGACCATGCTTTCTACTTGCTTACTTGTCTGACCACTTGATGACCTTGGTTCAAGTGAGTAGGATATTGTTATTTTGGGGGCGTATTCTTCTCCAGCTATCCGTCTCAGACGACTGTATTTTTTTAGTACTTTGATAGCTTCCTTTCTGGTTTTCTTTTCGTCGATGATATCCAATAACTCTATTTGCACACGAACTCCTCCTCATGATATAATAGTTATGCGAAACCATACCATGAAGGTCAGCCGTGTGCTGGCTTTTTTTCATGCCCTACTCCCGAGAATAATATCAGCAGGAAAAGCAAAGTAAGTACAGATATCTTCTACATTATAAATATCCGGTACACTTTCCTCCTTCTCCCATTGAGCAATTAGGTAGCGACTATAGCCTAGTTTAGCTGCTAACTTTTCTTGTGACAACTTCCTTTCCTTACGTTTTTGCTTTAGCAAGAAAGCAAACCTACTTGCTTGTCTTGGATTTAATTTATCATTCATCATCCACCTCGATCTTTACGACAGCTCTACCATTTGGATTTCTTCTTTGCGTGGATGCAAAAGTGTAATACTTTAACATCCTTTCAGCAATACCTGTTTCTTTACTGATTTCCGCAAGAGTTCCCAATGTTATGAACACGTCGCCTTGATATAACGCGTATTCACTCATGTTCCATCTCCTCAATCAGCCAATCAAGGTTCTTGCGTGCTTTCTTCAGGTCTTCAAGACCGTTTTTCTTTTGGTGTCTTAGTAGGTATTTCAAACTATTACCTAAAAAGAAGCCTTTCAGCTGTTCTGGGGTCATGAAGTTCCTTAAAGCATCGATTGACTCCATGCCGTACCGCCCTTGATAGTGGCTTGGTTTGTTTACGTTGTCAATTTGTTCTGGTTTCATTGTTCAACCTCACTAACTCTCTAATGCACAAATTCGTTGACCAGGTCACGGATAAAGAACTTCCAGTCAGATTCTCTAAAAGTCAAGAAACGATCTGTAGTAAGATTTCTAAGTTTTTTATAGAAAAGCATCTTTAGTTGAATTGACTCACCGACACTCAGTAAGGTACCAGGAAAGCGATGTACTGAAACCACTCTATTCCCGTATCCAGAAATATCTAATTGTATTATTGTTTCTGGATAAAAACGCCCAACTTTAGCTTCAACTCCGAGCTCAACTTTGACCTCTTCCACAATTGGAACTTCGTTTAAAATTGGTCGTGCAGGAAATAATGGCGACGAGACTTTTTGCCTTTTTCCTGAATATGGGTATCTTTTAGGTTTCATTGTTTATCCCCTTCTTTATTCTCTAAAACGGCATCTTGTATAAAAGTATTACCGATTTTATAGTGCTTGTATTCCTCAACTGTTACTTCAAATGTTTCTTCAACGTGCTTATTTCCTACATGTCCAGAAACGACCAGAATGTATTTTCTTTTGGTTCTTGTTGGCACAAGTACCGAAGTTTTACCATTCATAACAGGTACGAACGTTGTGTGAGGTTCATCAATGTACTTATCTACCACTGTCCCACTCGAAATCTGGTGACATGCTACGAGTAAGGATGCAAGTAAAACAACACATAAGATTTTAAAGTATCTCACTCCTTCTCCTCCAAAAGCTCTGGATTTTCGTAGATATTGCCGATGATTTCATTTTCTTCAATTTCAGTCCATAAACATACTGCGTCACTGCCCGTATCAATTACCCAAGAACCCTCAAGCTGCTTAACAATCCCTATAAATTCCTTGTCATACTCATAAAAACCGCCCACTTCGTCAGCTCTTCCAACAAATCTAGTGGTTTTAACAACGTCACCTTCAAAGATTTCTTGATTAGTTATATCTCTGATGCCAGTTGATTGCATGAGGTTAAGGTCATTGTTCACAATCCATTCACCAGCAACAGAGTCCTCATCAATAATCCAGATATCGCCATTTCCAACCATCACTTCGTCCGGTTGATACATACGACTTAACGAGCCACCATCATATGCTCTAAATTTTGGTATCATAACCTCACCTCGTCTATATCAATTCCTTCACAATCAAACACCCATCCGAGGCCAGCTTCTTCTAGTTGTTTACGGGTGTGGGAATATATAACATCGTCTAAACTAAAGCTTTTTGTAAAGAAATACCTTTTCAAAAGTTCTCCATAAACCAACATATTTCCTTTAATATTCCCTTTAATCTTAACAAAATACCGCTTCTCTTTCTCGACCTCGTAGCCGTCAAGCCATGCGCGAGCGAAGAGGTCTTGGTTGCTCGCCTTTTTAATCCATAATATAAGATCGAAACTCTGGTTGTTTTCTTTCATAAAGTTTGGAGTCATAGCAGTATATAGACTAGTTGTTAAATGTTCTTTACAAACCTCAATCCAATCCGCCACAAACTGCGGAATTTTGACTTTTTGGGGTTCGTCTAGTTGTTTCAACTCTTTCAAAAAAAGTTCAACCATTGAAGTATAAGGTACAGGTTCATAAAAAGGGCTGTGTTCATTCCACAATTCTTCATACTTCTTAATCAATGCCTTAATATTCATCTTAGTTTCCTCCATAAATCAAATAAACTGCAATAACTACCTGAGCCATGCTTGGCGAATAGCCAACCCAATCATCAAACTCCTTAGATTTTGGCAACCAACCCTTAGTAGCTCCCAAATCATAGTCTGTAGGCTTTTCATCAGCGAAGATACATTCCATCGCTCCCATAAACGTCATACCATCTTCTGCCATTTCCCAAAAATAGTCCGCCCGGTCTTTCACTGCTTGTGGTAAATCTTGCTTGGGAGGTTTGGGTTTCCCGTCTTCTACCGTCCAGTTGTATACTGCATTAACTTTTTGCTTTAAATCTTCCATCATCTTCTAAAAATCTTTCAATAGCTTCTCTGTAGGAGACTTCCACCAGACCGTCTAAGTCGTTCAGGGCTTCAATATAGTCTGGACGACCTTGCCCGTACTGCTCTTTCAAAAATTCAACAAAGAGATGAATTTCCTGATAGGTTACTCCAACCATGTTTCTTACCTCCCACTAAAAATGTAACGTTATTGATCATCTTTCTTTTCCTTTCTTGCTGCACGTTCCCCGACTAAATAGCCGAGAAATAACCACAGAATAGCCATTCCAAATTCTTTAATAAGTTCAATCATTTTTTTCTCCTCCTGAAAAAGTCGCTAAATAGTAACAATCCTTAGAACCGTAGTCAAATCGTGTCGTCCGCTGACCAATGTGCTTCTGAAATCTTGGATGAGTGATAGCCGAGAAAGCCCACTGATGATCTTCCATCTGTTCAATGAGATCATCGACATTGTCAAACGTTCCAAGGTAAAACTTGCAGTGCCCGTTGTAGACGAAATAAAGCTCTAACATCACTCCACCTCGACAGGGTAGAAGTTCCCAAAGGAACCTCTCAATGCCTTGCTAACCTGTAAGGCTGCCGCCCGAGAAATAAACCGCATGGCTTTCTTCTCCTCGGAACACGAAATATCCAAGCCAGTCACACTGATAATTGCAGACCTTAGAAACGGCTTATCCTCTCTTGTCCCATGCTTTAAAATAAACATCAGCCACCCCTATTCTAAAAATATTGCTTTCGCTTGTTTGTCAAATCATTGAAAACCATCAAATGGTCTTTATCTACACCCTTCATTAGTCTGGACATGAAAGGTCTGCCATATCTTTTTTGAATATCGGCAGAAGTCAAATTTGTGGTAATGATTGTATTTGAACGCTTATTCAGGATATTGTAGAGAATAGTAAACGACCATTCGCTATCCTTCTCCATGCCCAAATCATCCAAAACCAAAAACTTGGCACTCGCAATTTTATTGACCAGAAACTCTTCCTGACTAAAATCAGCTTTAATCTTCATCAACAAGTCAGTCACATTGATAAATATAGCAATCTCTTTCGTGTACTCAGATAGAGCCTTAACCATAGCAAAAGCCAAATGGCTCTTACCCGTTCCAGCTTCTCCTTGTAACACGATGTTGTTCCTAACCCCCTCATACCACTCACGACAAATCTTCTTTGCAAAAGCTAGCTTTTCCGCTTCTTTTTCGGTTGGCGTCTCAAAATTGTCCAAAGTCGCATTTTTCAAAACCTCATCATAAAGAGAGAACTTTTCAAGATAGTATTTCCTCTCTCGCTCATTCTCAGCGTCGGCCAGTTCATTCACTCTTACTTGATTCTCCTCATGGATCCGCTCAGATTCACACATGCGACATACAACACTCTCAGTCCGCAATATCTTTATCAAAGGAATGTTATGCTTTTCGCAAAACTCATCTTGTTGTTCTGTACTCCTGTGATAAGATAAGGCAATTTCCTCAAACACATTGTCTACCATGACAGACTACCTCCGCATTCACGCCAGCTAGCCATTTCAGACAAGCAGGCAGTGACAGTAGAAAGAGGTTGTTTTATAAGCAAAGATTTCTTTTCGTCGCTTATCGGATAAAATTCATCTTCAAATTGCTCGATAAGTTCTAAAATCCCCATTCGTCCTTGACCTCCTGTTCTGATATTTCATTATTTTGTTGTCTTGAATGATTGTAGTTTTTACCCTCTTTATATTTACGGTCGTCCTCATCCACTTGTTCAATCGATGTGAAGCCTTTCTTTTTCCAACTTTCAAGAATAGCTATTAGATAATTGAAACTAGGTTTGTGTGACCCTGAAGTTTTCTCGACTGCACGGTTCAACATATCAAAACTCATTCCATCAAGTCCTACATATTCAAGCAACTGTTGATGTGACTTATTAGTTAGATGGATTCCGCTATTTTTCAAATTTTCAGAGAGGCTGGAACTAATCATCACCTTATTATTATTTATCTCTATATCTTTATCTAATTCTTTATCTTTATCTAATTCTTTATCTAGTGCGTTACCGTCCGTTACTGTAACGTTACCTGTAACGTTACCAAGAGCAAGATTTTTCTGTTTTTTACGGTATTTTGCTACACGGTTGCGTGTCTGTTCCTTGATTTTCTCCATTCCGTCAACGTTTTGATGTTTTTCCCAATTTGGCAAGCTAATGATTCCATCAATAATCTCAATCATCCCGAACTGTTCAAAGACTCCAATAGCCATTCTTACTGTATTCAATGGTCTACGAAAAATAGTAGCTAACATTTCATCTGTATAGTGAACCTTATCAGTCATCATCAACAAACCATTACTGTTATGTTTTCCAGCAAGTGTCAAAATCTTAAACCATATCACTAAGATGGCATCGGGATCAGGCAAGGCGTCAATCAGACAAATCTTTTCATCGTCAAAAATATCCGTTGTGATTTTTATCCACTTAATTTCAGACATACCGAGCCCCCCACTTCCTGCGATTGGCACGATACTTCATCCGCATATCCTCATAGATGTGCCTGCCTTCCAGCTCCATTTTTTCAATCTTTAGCAGCTTATTTTTAAGGGTCACATAACGATAGTCCTTTGCTAGTTTTTCATAGTCGGTTAGGTATTCTTTGACTAGTAATAGATTTTTATAATCGTTTTCCCATATCGTAATAAAATGTCTTGAAGTTGATTCCCTTCCTTCCAGTTCTTTAACAATCATAATCAGGTTATCCAGCGATTCAATCAATTCTTCCATTTCCTGCCCTCCTCATTACAGAAGTCTGATTGCAGACTGTTTAGGTTCTGGCAAAGCTAATGGCTCAGGACGCAATCCTTGAGGCGGTTCGTTGTCGTAGGTAAAGCCCTTGAACGGACGACGAATATTCTTGCGGATTTCTTGACGTTCAGCTTCTCTACCACGTTCGTAAGCATGGTTATAGCCTTGAATAATCATAGACGCAAATTCTTGCTCTTCTCGTCTTTCTTCTTCCTTGCGTTGTTCCTGCAATTTGATATGACGGCAAGCCCCTGCAAATCCAAGCAGTAAGGCTCCAACCCCCATCAACTGGTCTAAAATCGGTGGTTCAAACATTTTTATCTCCTTATCCTCTTTTTGTGCTATAATATAGTCAAATAATTTTGCTAAGACCTTGTCCAGAAGCCTTTTAGTAAAGTTATTATATTTGATTAGAGAGCCATTCTTTGATGGCTCTTTTTGACCATTTCTTACCAGGTAATTCCTTTGGAAATCCCTTTAAGTAACGATAATTATCTGAAAATGTGGCATACTTAATTCCTAGAAAATCACAGGTAGTGTTCACATCCATCAACTCTGGATAGTGATCACTATCTTTCTCTATTTCGACTAGCCTTGTAATTGTGTCCTTGATAATAGATTTAATCCATTCAGACAGTGAAAGTAGAACATTGTCCATCTTCTTCCCCTTTCTAGACGTCATCAAATGAGTTTAATTTCATGATTTTCATCTTAGTGTTTGTGCTTGGCTCCCACGTCATCCAGTAGGCCAAGGCTGCATCTGCAAACTTTTTCGGTAGCAAATCATAGCGACTAATGTTGAAGTGGTCTTTGAAATCAATCTCAGCTTGTCTAAAGACTGACTGAGCGAAAGTCTTATCCGCATAAGCTGGACTATCAATACCACCTAAGCAAGCCACGACACGAGCTTTGCGCTTCTTCAGTAATGATTGAGCATAGCTAGGATGAATCGGTTGCTCACTCTTGAGGTAGTCAATATCTTCCAGCATAGTCGCTTGTTGCTCACGCAACTTCTTCTGTCCAGTAAACAGAGCGATGAAAGCATCTTCATCCAAGTCCTCTCGGATAAATCCGCCTTGTTTTCTAATAGCTGGCAAGACCTCTGATGTCACCCAACGCTTGAACTCCTTAGCTTGAGGCAACTTGCTTGATAAGATAAGAGAGTAGAGACCTGATTCGTTGATGACTGTCTGATTTCTCATCTGACCTGCCGTCGCGATTTGCGACGTTAGCTTATCATCTTCATCAACGTGTTTTGCCAGAGCATCTCTAGAATTTACATATCCAAGAATCTCTGCTATATCTTTCCCGACAAACCACGGTTCGTCATCAAACATCACTGTACGGACTTCCTGCCCATGAAAGTTAAAAATTTCGTTCATAGTATTCCTTTCTTCAATTTGTCGCACTTATGCGACTGTTTCGCTAAAAAAAATAGATAAAGCTTCGTCTTTTGAAAGACCGAGGGAAGAAACAATCAAGTTTACTTCTTGTATAGAGAAACTACCATTTTGTTTCATTTTTCTATAGAACGTACTCTTATCAATCCCAATATCTTTTGCTAAAGCCTCTTGAGTAGTATTGCGTTCGATAATTTTTCCTTTTAATTTCGATACATTTACCATATCTGCTCCTTTTCATTTGTCGCATTTACGCGACTTATTGTTTTAAGTATAACTGATAAAAAATGAAATGTCAATAAGAAAATCGCATTTTTGAAACTTTTTATATTGCATTTTTGCGACTAATGTTGTAAAATTATTGTGTAATATATAATAAGGGGTAAAAAAATGAATGTCGGAGAAAGAATAAAACAACGTCGAAAAGCGTTGAAAATGTCTGCGGACGAGCTTGCAGAAAGTGTAGGTGTCTCTCGTTCTACTATTTTTAGGTACGAAAAAGGAGATATTGAAAAAGTTGGACCTGAAGTATTAAAAAAAATCGCTGACAAATTAAATGTATCACCTGGAGACTTGATGGGATGGGAAGACAATCAACAAGAATTGAAAATCCCAACCTCCCCGTTGGTTCACAAAATTACTGAAAAGGTTGTCAAACTATCAACTCCGAGAAAACAAAAGGTTCTTAACTACGCTAACGAACAATTGAAAGAGCAAAATAATAAAGTAATCACAATTGAGGAAAAGCTTTTTGAATATCGTGTTTTTGAAAAACTTTCAGCTGGTACTGGATTCTCATACTTCAACGATGGGAACTATGACACTGTTTTTTACGACAAAGACCTAGACCACGATTTTGCTTCTTGGGTTTTCGGAGATTCCATGGAGCCTAAGTACATGAATGGAGAGGTCGTTCTCATCAAAGAAACAGGTTTTGACTACGATGGTGCCATTTATGCAGTTGACTGGGATGGTCAAACTTATATTAAAAAAGTCTATAAAGAAAAAGACGGTCTTAGACTCGTCTCTATCAATAACAAATATAAAGATAAATTCGCACCATTTGAAGAAGATCCAAGGATTATTGGGAAAATAGTCGGAAACTTCATGCCAATTGAAAATTAAAAGGAGAAAGTTATGAAAATAGGAATGAGAAAACCAAGTCTGACCAGAAGTTTAAAAGCTAGAACTACTAGTAAATGGAAGAGACAGGCAAAAAAAGCCCTTATCCCTGGCTATGGTAAAAAAGGGATGGGATGGGTTAAAAATCCAAAGAAAGCTATGTATAATAAGGTTTATCATAAGACAACCTTTGGACTTTCGGATTTGTTCAAATCGTCCAAAAAGAGCAAGAAGAAAGTAGACACCAATAAACAACAATCTATTTTGTCATCTAGCGGTAAAAAGCAACACACTCCAAAAGAATATAAAGAAGCTGGACTTGTCTTTATGGTTTTAGGTGCTATATTCCTATTTTTATTTCCACCTCTCGGTTTCTTCTTGTTTATTACTGGTTTTATAACTTACATTATTGGTCGTTTAACTGCAAAGCGAGAGAAAAAGCAGAAAGTTGAAAATTACAGTCCACAGATTGATACAATTGTTTTCCGAGATAATTTTTTATTAATGGGAACAAATTATCATCAAGAAGAAGCTGAGATTGCAGCTGATTTTCTTTCCAAGGGTGTCCATTATTTTGGGAAAGATAATAAGAGTTTGAAATCTTATATGCTTGAAACATATAAACCTGTTTACAAATACAATAAATTGAAAACAGTAGACGTTCAACTATTACCAGAACCTTCAAATCCGCATGATAAAAATGCTGTCAAAGTTTTAGTGAATAATATCTTTGTTGGATACTTACCAGCTGTGATCGCATCACAAATTTCATCATACATAGCTAATCCAAATTACCGATACGATGCAATCCTTACTGGTAGAGGTGGACCATATAAAACCCTAAATATTGAAACCGAGAGAGTTGTTACTCGTAAAAAAGAATTAACGTATTATCTAGATTTAACAATATGGCGCCTAGCCCAAAAATAATAAAAAAGCTCCACAATCTCCCTCGCCAAAGTTTGATTGTGAAGCCCACCCTTATAAAAAAATCAGCCATTAAAAAGGCCTCTTTTCTATACCCTATTTTACACCATGAAAGGGGTGATGTCAATATTCTCAATGTTTAGACCTTGTCCAGAAGCCGATAAACAAGGAGAATACAATGAAATATAATAAAACAAAATACCCAAATATCTATTACTATGAGACTGCTAAAGGCAAGCGTTACTATGTCAGACGTTCTTTTTTCTTCCGAGGTAAAAAAAGAGAAAAAAGTAAAAGTGGTTTCACAACTCTCCCTCAAGCTCGTGCAGCCTTGGTAGAGCTTGAGCAACAAATCCAAGAACAAGAATTAGGTATCAATACGAATCTAACGCTTGATCAGTATTGGGATATCTATTCTGAAAAGAGATTGTCAACAGGGCGCTGGAATGACACTTCATACTACCTCAATGACAATCTCTATAAGAACCATATCAAGTCAAAGTTTGGTTCTGCCCTGCTTAAAAATTTGGATAGAAATGAGTATGAACTCTTTATCGCTGAAAAGTTGCAAAACCATACCAGATACACTGTTCAAACCCTCAATTCCAGCTTCATGGCATTGCTGAATGATGCCGTGAAAAATGGTAATCTGCTCTCAAATCGCTTGAAAGGTGTTTTCATCGGCCAGAGTGATATCCCTGCTGCAAACAAGAAAGTGACTCTCAAAGAGTTCAAGACTTGGATAGCAAAGGCAGAAGAGATTATGCCAAAACAATTCTACGCTCTGACCTATCTGACAATTTTTGGATTGAGAAGAGGAGAAGTCTTTGGATTGCGTCCAATGGACATCACTCAGAACGACAGCGGACGGGCTATACTGCATCTTAGAGACAGTCGAAGCAACCAGACCTTAAAAGGGAAAGGAGGGCTTAAAACGAAGGATTCAGAGCGATATGTCTGCCTTGATGATATCGGAACAGACCTGATCTATTATCTGATAGCTGAAGCTTCTAAGATTAAGCGAAAGTTAGGAATTATCAAGGAACAGCACAAGGATTATATAACTATCAACGAGAAAGGTGGTCTCATCAATCCAAACCAGCTAAATAGAAACTTCAATCTAGTGAATGAAGCAACAGGATTGCATGTAACACCTCACATGATGCGCCACTTCTTCACGACTCAAAGCATTATTGCAGGGGTTCCGCTTGAACAATTAAGCCAGGCGCTGGGCCATACAAAAGTCTATATGACCGATCGTTACAATCAAGTAGAGGACGAACTTGCTGAAGCGACAACAGACCTATTTCTTAGTCATATTCGCTAAAAAAGTCCCCGCCAATTCCCCGACCAAAATCCGAAAAATACCGAAAAATATCGAAAAATTATTTTTAGAATAGTCCCCAAAAGCCTGAAATAGAGCTAAAAAACTCCACCTGATTCGGTGGAGTTAAGGGAGATTATTATGAAAAAGGTAAAATAAAATCTTATTAAATCAATGCTTTTGGAGGGTGCCCCCTCCAACTCCCCGACCTCTGGACAAGGTCTATTTTTTTTTGAAAAAATTAAAAAAACTTCATCAAAACGCTTGACTTTCTCGGTGTACCGTGATATAATATAATCAAGATAAGGAAAGGGGGTGATGAAGTTGAACAAAGAAGATTGGCTCAGGTTACTTGAAAAGGCAATAGACAATATTCCTGAAACGGTAACTGCTATCGCAAGTCTAGTGACCGCAATAACGGTCGCAAGGCAAAACAAAAAGCGTAAACCGAAATCCCGTCAAAGAAAAAGGTAAACGCTAAGAGGTTGGGGCGAAAGCCCCTTACACCTCTATTTTATCAAATGGAAAGAGGAAATGCAATGGTTAGTGCAATAGCTATTTTTATAATTGCAATCAATGTATATATTTATCTAAAAAATAAAAAGGACAAATAAGATGAGAGAAGTTATTCAAGAATTGTTAGACAGTTCGATGTCTACATCTGCTATTTCCCAAGGTGCTGGAGTTCCATGGACTACTGTTTCTGACCTCAGAAAAGGAAAAACAAGCATGGACAAAATGGCACTTCTCACAGCAGAAAAACTTTATGAATTTGCTACAACTGATAAGCAGTGATTTCGGTCACTGTTTTTATTTTTGACAAAACACCGTTTTTGACAATAATCAAAAAATAAAAAGGAGCTATTATTAACAAAATGGCATTTTTGACAATAATGCTCTTCCATTCCTCCTCCCTATTCTTCATGTAAACGATTTTTTGAAGAATCAGAGCAAATAAAAAACCGCAAGCCTGAGCCTGCGGTGAAAGAACAATTTAGAAAGTTTCCTTTCTATCTATTTTACTGTAATCAAGCCTTCAGGCTCTACTGTGAAGTCTGGCTTATCTGCCAGTGTTCCGTCTGGTTTGAGGTAGTACCAGCCTGTTCCGTCCGCTGACTGGATAAAGGCATTTGATACCATGGCGCCTTCTTTAGCGTCTAAGTAGTACCAAGTGTCCTTGTACTTGACCCAGCCTGTCTTCATGGCACCTTCTACATCAAAATAGTACCACTTCTCAGCGATTTTCTTCCAGCCTGTGGCCATTTCGCCTGATTGGTCAAAGTAGTACCAATTACCGTCTGTGTGCTTCTTCCAGCGGTCTGAAAGCATATAGCCTGAGCCATCGAAATAATACCAGGTACCGTTGATTTTCTCAAACTTATCTTTTGGATAAGAGCCGTCTGAGTGTACGTACCAGTAGCCAGTGCCATTTTTCTGCCAGCCTGTTGCAGCGCTCAAGCCGTTTTCGATGTCTTGCTTAAACTGCTCACGGCTAATGCCCCAACTTGCAAGATATGGATATGGATCCACATGGTCTGAGTGGTTGTTTGGTTGGTTATTGGTACAGTATTCATGCGTCTTGATACCTGCCAAGTCGTCTGTATCAAGCGTTTTCGGCAAACCTGCTTCATCTGCTAGATTGCGTAAGAGTTCGATATAAAGGCGGTAGTCCATCATGAACTCTTCTTTAGTTGAATGGCTTTCAATCAGTTCAACCGCTGCGTAACTCTCAGTATTCCAACCGCCCCCAACATCCCAACTTCCGTTGTTCACAGGTCCTACCTGCATGATGCGACCGTTCCCAACAACGTGCGAGAAAAAACCTAATTCTGGGTCTTTCCGCCAGTGATAATCCGCTTCATTCTGTACGGTTGAGTTGCGGTTACCTGTTGAGTGAGCATGTACTTGTCGATAAGGCTGCACCCCAACCTGTGGCAAGCCTGTACGTAGTCTGTTTCTATCGATATCCATTCCCTATCGTCCTTTCCATGCGTCATTCATCTGCTTCACTGCTGACTCTACGAAGGTGTCTAAGTCTTTGTCAGTCATGCTAATATTGTATTTTGTAAGCTCAGCACGGACTTTAGCACGAGCCTGCTCCAGCTTTTCTTCGCCCTTATAGCCAGTCTCTGAAGCTACTTGCTCAACGGCATGAACTGCATTTTTAGCTAGAATTTCAGCGATGATCACCGATTTCTCTCCGCCTTTACGCAAAAGATAATCTTTTACTGCTTTTACAATACCGCCTACTGCTACTGTTAAAAAGCTTGTCGCAAAAGCAATGATGATTTCAGTAATTTGTTGCATTTGTTATTCTCCTTTTTTCGTGTCATCATCTTTTTCAAGTAATCGCTGAAATACTTTTACAATCGGCTGAAAAAGAGTAACATTTCCTTTTAATTTGCGGTAATTTTCAATGAGAGATTGAAAAGTAAATGCGATGTACCCGAGATAGATTGAGTACAAGAATGCAAAACCTGTCTTTTCAGGCAACAAAACGGACGCCGGAATGAGGATCATCAGTAAGAGAACCCCTGAAATCTTACGAAATAGCCCATTGATGCCGATTTTGCTCTTGTACTCGATGTCAGGATTGATAATTGCCGCAATCGTCCCTGTCACAAAATCAATGATTTCCATTGAGACAATCAGTGCTAGAGCGTACAAGACCAAACCATCTTCAGTCTGTACGACACTTCTTAGAAAATTGAAAAATTCAATTTGCATACACATCTCCTATTCTTTAGGTTCTCCCGTTGGATCCGTCCAGTCAGGATTGCCCTCTGCATCAAATTTCATGATATAGAATTCATGATTCAACAGAACGGCGACGTTGATTGTTGCGATTGTACCACCCCACTGGTTGAACGCCCAAACGGTTTCAACATCCTTGAGTTGGCGACGGCCATTTACGATCACAGGACGTTTTTGAACATCACGATACATATAGAAGTCATCGCTTACATTCTTGCAACGAATGAATTCTCCATTTTCTTTCATGTAGCGCAAAGCGCTCGCAAGATCAAATGGTTCTGTGATTTTTGTAAGGTCTAGTAAGTTATTTGTGTTTTGAATTGTTTCTGCCATGTCTATTCTCCTTTGTCTGCTGGTTTAGTTTGTTCATCAAGCAGAGCTTCCAGCTCATCCACTCGTGCTTGAAGTCTTTGATTCTCTTCCCTTTGCTCATTCAACTGAATACTCAAGATATTACTTTCAATCATCGAATTTGTTGAAGTTGTTGACATTTCACGAATTGTCATTTGTAAGGCTTGGTTAAGCTGTTCTGTGTTCATTTTCTAAGTTCTCCAATCTGTGTGTTCGTTTTCTATTTTCAAGAGCAAGCTCCTGAATTGCTTTAAAGTGTGATATTGGTCAACATGTTGTTATTCATGCTATTGTTTTCTCCATTTTTTCTATTTTTTGATTTAATTCTTGAATAGCCTTGATTAAGTAAGGAACTAAAGCGGTATAGTCGATATGTAGATAGCCATCTGGATTCTCAGGATCTCGTGAGACAATTCTTGGAACGATGGTTTCAGCCTCTTGAGCTATTAGACCAATCTCCTCATGTTTCTTATTTTCGATGAAATCAAATGCAACCATTCTTAATCTGTTGATTTTGTCCAAGGCTTTCACAGCTGTATCTGTGATGTTCTCTTTTAAGCGTCTGTCTGATTTTTGTTCCATCCAATACTTCACGCTACCGCTACCGACCTGATTCCACCAAACAACCGCATTCCTTCCGCCTTTGGGATTCCAACCATCACCAAGCACATCTTTACTTCCAAGTTCGATACCATTTGAAAACACAGGAGAACGAGAAAAAGTAGTATTCCCATAGAAGTTTGCTCTCGATGAATTCGAAAAATCCACTTGATCATAAAAACCGACTTCATTCCTACAGTACATTTTCCCATCAGTATTGACGTTCCATGCTTTAGGTCCGGCATAGTTCCAATTATTTCCCCAGTTCGCCCAGAAGGCTGTCCGGACTCCATAACCAGCGCCATTCCCCATGCCAACAGAAAACTGATTAACACCCGAAATCCAGCGACCGCCACCCTGGTCAAATTGACCAAGTGTGAATCCACCGATTCGGCCTTGATAGGCTTCTAGGAAGGTTGAGCTAGAAATGACGGACTCAACCTTAATAGAGAATATACGTTTAGATATCAGTTGGTCAATAAAAGCATCATTTGCAGTTAATTTTTTAATAAGCGCATCGTCAACTTTCAACTTCTCAGCAGTTACCGCTTCAGCGTCTAATATCGTAGTCGTGACCGAACCAGCTTCAAAATTGCCCGTTTTCAGCTTATCAACCATGGCAGACTTGATGACTGCTCTGTCAATCAGGGTCTCTCCAGTGATGTGGGTCAATTTCCCAACGAAGCGGTTATGTCCATTGGCGCCAAGATTGATTCCAGAGATGATATCTCCAGCCGAGTTGATGTTTTCAACTACCCATGAGCCAGCTAGTTGAGTCATTTTTGTTTGCGTTGCTTCAAGCTTCTTATTCGCATCTGCGACTGCATCTTCTGGATGTGGTTGCCATGTTCTAGGTTTATAACCTTTGTACAAGTCAACTTCTGTAATATACAAATCAGCTGTTCCTGATGATGAGCCATTGTTATCAAAACGAATGTAAGCATTATCCATTTCTCCGGAATTAAAAGTTACTGAGACATCTTCGCATCTAGAGGTAGATAGTTTCTTGCTGCTAACAACTTTCTTAACGATTGTGAATCCATCGCTCTCGCCTGCTCTTCGTCCCAAAATATAAACATCATAGCTTGCGAGAGCACTGTTGTTAAATCCTCTAAAATTCAGTACATAGTCAGTATTTCGTTCAAGATTAAAACGGTGACTATACAAAAAGTTTTCGTTTTTAGTTGCATTACTTAAACGCATAAGGTCTTTCTGCCCGTTGTGATAAAAGCTATGCTTAACCAATCTTCCTAAATTTTGAGTTGAGCCCCATTCATTCGTAGCATTTTTAAAATCACTATTCTTAATGAGGTTAGGGCCGCTTACACTATATTTCCCAACCTCAACCTGAAACAGTTGATTGGTCAGAGCCATGCGAGCAACCTTATCCGCAATTCCATTTTCAGTATTGCCCAAAATCCGCTCGTAAAGTTTACTGGTTTCCTTAACACGCTGGAAGTCAGTAGTCTCTACTTTTCGCGCTAGTTGATTGGTCACATTCGCAAATTGACTATCAGCATTCGCTTTGTTTGCAGAAACCTGATCAGATATTCTACCCATTTGTCGTTCAGCATTATCCTTGTTTGTAGCGACCTGAGTCTTTAAATTTGAAATCTGATTATCTGTGCCTTGTTTATTACTGTTTATCCGATTTGAAAGATTTGAAATCTGAGTAGTGGTTCCTTGCTCACTGCTTGTAAGTCTATTTGATAGACCACTGATTTGACCGCCCACATCTTGCTTATAAGTAGTTATCTGACTTGAAATATCCGTGAACTTACCATCTACAGATTGACGATAGCTAGCGATTTGACTAGCGATGTCTTTATTCGCACTAGTTTTAACAGCTTCAATCCTCTGATTGATACCCTTAACATCTTCTTGATAAGTAGCCTTACCAACGAAATCACGATTGACCAGCTCACGGACTGCTGTCGCTTGTCTCGCGCTTTCCTCACGAGTATAGCGCTGTAGGGCTTCCTGTCGCTGACCGTCTTGACCAACATAGCTCTCAACTGCTGCCATCTTAGTAGATAGGCCATCAGCTGTCCTCTTGAACTCGGTTTTAGCGACTAAAAGCTCATTTTCTCCGTCTTCTGGTGCTGGTGACCAGTCCGTCGCCACACTACCGATTTCAACCTTGATTCCTGTTACCCAAGCTGTACCGCTTGTAGCACCTTCAAGATTGAATCGCAATGATGTCTTCAATTGATCAAAATTTGTTTTTTCAGAGTAGTCATAAGTGAATGTAATATATTTCCAATCTGCCGAACCTTTATACATACCAAGCGTAGCATAATCTGGACCACTCTGTACTCCGGTCTCACTATTTTTTCTAAAAAGATAATGTTTGAAGCAATTAAATACATTCCAAAAATTTCGACCTTGGACTACATTTTCGTACTTGATCCAAGCGCTAAAAGTAACTTTTTGGTACAACCTTGAGCTGAAATCTGGTTCAAGGTTGAACGTTAAAGTAGAGTTGTTCTCTAGCCTATAGCATTCTTTTTGACCTGTGACGTGGTTTTCAGGTAATTTTTCAATTACAACTCCAACCGTCTTGGATTTTATCCATAGATTCCGTCCTCCCACCTTCATTTTTGAAAATTCTTCACGCAATTTCCCAGCTTCAGATACAACTAAAGTCTTATCTGCTTTATCCTTGGTTGCGTTCAGGATTTCCTGACGGATAGAGCC